TAGCGACGATGGCGAAATTACTATGATTAATGATGGTAATGGTATAGACGTTGCCGAACATCCTGAGCATAAGATATGGATTCCAGAAATGATTTTTGGTCATTTGCGTACTTCTACAAATTATGACAAAACAGAAAAAAAAATAGTAGGAGGTAAGAACGGCTTTGGGTTCAAACTGGTATTGATTTGGTCGGCGTATGGTTATGTCGAAACAGTAGACCATACTAGAGGATTGAAATATAAACAGGAATTCAAGGATAATCTAGACACTATTTGTAAGCCATCAATAACCAAGTGCAAGACGAAACCATATACCAAAATCGTTTTCAAACCAGATTACAAAAGATTAGGTATAGATGGTCTGAGTGCAGACGTGAGGGCTTTGTTCAAGAAACGTGTGTTTGATATATCAGCAGTTACAGACAAAACATTAAAAGTGAAATACAACTCAGAGATTGTTCCAACGAAGAATTTCCAGCAGTATATTGACTTGTATGTGGGAGGCAAGAGTGATGCACCAAGAGTATACGAATATAATGGTGACAGATGGGAGTATGCAGTTGCGATGACGCCTAATAGTGAATTCGTGCAGGTTTCATTTGTGAACGGTATTTATACATCAAAAGGAGGTAAGCATGTGGAATACATACTTGGTCAGATATTGCGTAAACTCTGCGTGTATATTGAAAAGAAGAAAAAGATAACTGTAAATCAATCGGCTATAAAAGAGCAACTAATATTATTTATGCGATGTGATATAGAGAATCCAGCATTTGACAGTCAAACAAAGGATTTCATGAATACACCCTCTGCAAAGTTTGGTTCCAAGTGCGAGGTTAGTGATAAATTCGTCGAGAAAATAGCGAAGATGGGTGTAATGGAAGCGGCATGTGCGCTTACTGAAGTGAAGGAAAACCGTGCGGCAAAAAAGACAGACGGAAGCAAAAGTAAAAATGTACGTGGTATTCCTAAATTAACGGACGCTAATTGGGCAGGTACTGATAAGTCAAAGTCGTGCGTAATTATATTTTGCGAGGGAGATTCAGCAAAGGCAGGTATATTATCTGGTTTGTCCTCTGATGACCGTAACACCATAGGTGTTTATCCTATGAAGGGTAAAATACTGAACGTAAGAGGTGAGGCAATCAAGAAGGTGAATGAGAACAAGGAGGTCGCTGAAATAAAGCGAATATTGGGTCTTGAAACAGGTAAGAAATACAACAGTATAGAGTGTGTGAACAAATCATTACGATATGGTAAGGTGTTGTTCATGACAGATCAAGATTTGGATGGTAGTCATATTAAAGGGTTAGGTATAAATTTGTTTCAATCTCAGTGGCCTAGTTTGACGGAAATACCAGGATTCATCGGGTTTATGAATACACCGATATTGAAAGCCAGAAAAGGGAATATCGAGATGAACTTTTACAACGATGGCGAATATGAGGAGTGGAAAGAAAGTAATGACGTGAAAGGATGGAAGATAAAGTACTACAAGGGTTTAGGTACGAGTACAGGAAAGGAATTCCGCGAGTATTTCAAAGAGAAAAAGATTGTAGGATTTGAGCATAATGGAGAGACAACTACAAATTCTATTGATATGGTTTTTAATAAAAAGCGGTCTGATGATAGAAAAGAGTGGTTAGGAAATTATGACCGTAAATCATACTTGAACACAAACAATACAACGGTTACATATGATAACTTTATCGACAAAGAATTAATACACTTTTCGAAATATGATTGTGATAGGTCGATACCAAACGTGATGGATGGTTTGAAGATTAGTTTGCGGAAAATATTGTATTCCGCGTTCAAAAAGAATTTGACTACGGAAATAAAGGTGGCACAGTTTAGTGGTTATGTATCTGAGCATTCTGGATATCATCATGGTGAGGCAAGTTTGAATGGAGCGATTGTTGGGATGGCGCAGAACTACGTCGGTTCTAATAATATCAACATATTGATGCCGAATGGTCAGTTTGGTACTCGATTACAAGGTGGTAAGGATAGTGCTTCAGAGAGATACATATTCACGATGTTGAATAAAATAACTAGATACATATATCAAGCGTCGGATGATAACATCTTGGATTATTTGAATGACGATGGTATGTTAGTAGAACCTCTATTCTATGCGCCGATTATTCCGATGGTTTTGGTGAATGGAACAAAGGGTATTGGGACTGGATTCAGTACGGATGTAATGTGTTATAATCCGTTGGATATTATAAGTTATTTGAAGAACAAGTTGAATAATATTCCTAATAATATTGATTTCATACCTTATTATGAGGGATTTAAAGGAACTATTTGTAAAATTAATGATAGCAAGTTTATTATCAAGGGCAAATATGAAAAGGTTGGTAGTGATAAGATAAGGGTAACTGAGCTACCAGTCGGACACTGGACGGAAGATTTCAAAGAATTACTTGAAAAATTGATTGAACCAGAAAGCAAAAATGGCAAGAAAGTGACTGCCGTTGTAAAAGATTATGATGACATGAGTAAAGATACAAATGTAGATTTCACGATAACATTCGCTAAAGGAAAACTTGCTGAATTGGAATCTAGTGCAGACGACCAAGGTTGTAACGGTGTTGAAAAGTTGTTGAAGTTGTACACTACAAATAGCAACACGAATATGCACTTGTTCAATCCAAAAGATAAATTACATAAGTACGAAACCGTTACTGAAATTATTGATGATTACTTTGAAACTAGATTAGAGTTGTACCAGAAAAGAAAAGAGTTCATGATAGCATCAATCGAAAAAGATTTGCTATTCTTGAATAACAAGTCAATATATATTGGTGAATTATTGAACGACACGATCGACCTGAGAAAGAAGAAGAAGGATGATGTAGTACAGATGCTTAAAGCGAAAAAATATGCAGTAATAGACGATGATGTAGATTATAAATATTTGACTAAGTTGCCTATGGATAGTGTAACTGAAGAAAATGTAGACAAAATAACTAAAGAATGCAAGAGTAAACAACAGGAGTTGAATATACTGAAAGGCACATCTATTAATAGTATGTGGGGTAAAGAATTGGAGGCCTTTACTAAGGGTTATTTAGAGTATAAAGAAAACAGAGAAAGGTTATTAGTGTCAGGAGACAGTCCAGCTGAAAAAAAGGCACTAAAGACGAAAAAAATTAAAAAGTAAATATTATTGTGACATAAAAGTTAAAAGTTAAAAGTTAAAAATTACACCAGTAAATAGTCTGATTATTTTTTATTTGTATCTATTAATAATAATTATTTATTATATTGGCATTTAAAATTGTATTATATAAATGTAATTATGAAAATATATACTAACTTTGACAATTCACCTGATAAAAGTGCTGCAGACCCTAATGACAGAAGCAATAGTTATGAGATGTCAGGAATAAATGTTTATAGTCCTAATGTACAAACTAATAAGCATGAACTAAATTCAAATATGCTTCGTAAACGTCATGAATCTAACGAGACTTTGTCGAGCTATGATGATAGTAACGACTACCACTATAATAGCTCTAGTGATGACTTATCAGAGTATGATACAAATAAATCAAAATATTCATATTACAACAATAAAAATAACAGTATTTATGTTCTTAGACACAAGATAAAACCTATACCTAATCATGTAAAACACAAAAAATATCACAATTCCAAAAAAAGCGATATTTTTTTACTTCATAATAATCATGCACGTAGCAAAGATGATAAACAAATCAATAAAACAATAAATGTAAATATATGTACTATGAATTTAACTAATTTTTTTCGTAATTTATGCGTTTCCAGTCAACATTTGGTATGAACAAAGTAAAGATATTTAGTGGGTTTTATAGGATGGGTTTTATAGGATGTGATTTCGTGATTAGTGTTGTTAATTATATTAAAACCATCCTTTGAATTCTAGTTGTCTATCTGTATTATCAGCCATAACAGGATGTGCTATTGGTACTACTAAAGTACTTGCATCATCTATATATTTTATGTATCCTTGTGCTTCACCGTAGACCTGTTTTATACAATAATTAAGAACTATTTTGTTTAGCTCCTGAATCTGATCAGGTATATCATTTGGTTTATTAGCGGCATGCTGTAAGAAAACACTTCGCATAATGATTTTTAAAGTATCACAATCTTGAGGTCCAATCAAATATTGCCCATTAGATTTTTGATAAACACCTGCTCTAATACCATTCTGTATAACCTGAATATTTTGTTGACAGAAAAATGCATTTGACAACGGTGTTGAATTCCAAATACCTTCTGTTGGGCTCCTAAAGGTAACACACTGGTTAGCAGGTATCTTGTCGTACATGTTGAATAGCTTGTTAGTATTTGGCGATTTTATATCTACACGTCCATTATTATAATTGTTTTCCATATACTATTAATATACAAAATATATTGAGTGTTTATTATTTTATTAGATTTATATATATATATAATAATGGAGTTGGGTGGATTTCAAAAAACAGTTTTAATTATAGCACTTGTTATATTATTAGGAATGTTGATGTTGATTGGTTCATCAATAGTTGCAAATAAAAATAATCAAACTTGGCCTCCTTCTGTACCTAATTGCCCTGATTGGTGGATTAGTGATGGGTCTGGAAATGCTGGACACTGTATTAACAAGAAGAATTTAGGAACCTGCAACATCAAATCGAAAAACTTTAATACCCCAGGATTTACAGGGTCGAATGGTACATGCAGAAAATACAGATGGGCTAAAAAGTGCAAAGTATCCTGGGACGGCATTACTTATGGTGTTGATAACCCTTGTAATTAATAATCTCTTAGTAAAGTGTAATAGAATTAAAATTATAGTATATTGTAATATATTGTCATATACTATGAGTAACCAAGTACATCATATTAGTGGTATTACGTATGTTCAATCAAACCATAATGCAGCAGTTGTTGGGTACACGTCAGTAACAGATGTGTATGATGACCATATTTATGTATTAATAAATCAATTACCATTAGAATTAGTAGATATAATATACGGATACTTGGCGATTCGTAATATAGTATTTTTAAATAAAAGCAATTATGCTTTATATCACAATATCTTGAAACAATTTATATGTAACGGTAAGTATACTAATTACATTCGTGACATGATAAGAAAGGACAACGAGTTTGTATTTGAATATATTTTGAGAGAGAATTTCAAAAAATGGTTAGGAATCAAAAAGTACTACTATAAAAATAATATATTTGCTAATTATATTTATTTTGTTTTGTATTATTGTATAGAAAATGATTCAGGTAAATGCAGAATAACACTAAGTAACTACTTGAAAAATGTTGGATTGAATAAAAATCAACATAAAAAGAATATTGTAAGAAATATAAAATGGAGAAACTCGACTTAAATAAATATTTGAAAAGGAACAAGGAGATTGATAAAATAAAAGAATTATTGGAAACCTGGGACAAAAATAAAGATAATGATACTACTACAACTGTCAAGAAAGGTATATATATTTATGGAAATTCGGGTACTGGAAAGACGATACTTGTAAACAACATACTCAAAGAATTGAATTACGATGCAATTAAATACGACGCTAGTGACGTAAGAAACGTGTCTATTATAGATGATATTACTAAAACCAACATGTCGAACAAAAACATAATTTCGTTGTTTTATAATTCAACGCGTAAGATTGCAATTGTAATGGATGAAATAGATGGAATGAATAATGGTGACAAAGGAGGTATTAATGCACTAATTAAATTAATTAGACCTAAAAAAACGAAGAAGCAAAAATTGGAAAAAACTAGCATTAACCCAGTTATCTGTATTGGTAATTATAGGTTTGACAAGAAGATACGCGAGTTAATGAAGGTTTGTAACTTGATTGAAATAACTACGCCCACACAGGACCAAATACGTCGAATTGTATACGACAACATGCCTCTATTGGAAATTGACGTAAAGAACGAAATTATTAATTTTGTGAATGGTGACCTAAGAAAGCTCGAGCAGTTTTTTACCTTTTATGAAAAGGATAAAACTATGTTAAATACTTCATTTGTACGTAACATTTTGAATAATAAGATTTATAATAATGAAACTAAAAAAATAGTAGATAACATACTGAAATACCCTTATAGTATAAACGATCATACGCAAATAATGAATGATACCGACCGTACTAGTGTGGGGTTGTTATGGCACGAAAACATTATTGATGCCATTAAACATGGCGACAAAAAGAGTACTATACCATTATATATTCAACAGTTGAACAATATATGCGTATCTGACTATATTGATCGGATAACATTTCAAAACCAAATATGGCAGTTTAATGAGATGACCTCATTAATCAAAACATTCAAAAATGCGTCGATGTATCATAATTACAAAAAAAACAATAAATTCAAAACCGATGTTAAGGAAATACGATTTACCAAAGTGTTAACCAAGTATTCTACTGAATATAATAATATACTATTTATCCAACGTTTGTGTCAAACACTTGGCATGGATAAATATGACTTGATAGTGTTCTTTGTTTATATAAAGGATAAACTAGACGACAAAATGATGGCTGATTTTCATGAAGAGTATGATATTACAAAACTAGATATTAACCGTATTTATCGATTTATAGATAAGTATATAGATGAGAATGCCAGTTCGTTTAAAGATAAAGAATATGTTGCACAACATGAGACGCCCTATTCAGAAGATGTAGAGTGTTGAGTGCTGATTGTTGAGTTTTTAATGTATAAGATTAAAAATCTGTATCAAGTCCTGAATATAGGTCGCCAACCATATTGTTGTGTTTGTGGTTATCGTCATCTAAAATATATGAAACCGAATGGTAGATCCAATCTTCATATGCATAATTTACTTTGATATTATTTATTTGTTTTAGTTTGTTCATGGTCTGTTGATTTTTTATACACTTATCAAGTTGTGTGGCAGATTCTTCTTTGGTTTTGTTGTTTGGACTATAACGATGGTCAATATCAGTCGAATACATGTCTGCATAATGTACGTGCTTAGTTGATTTCATTACGTTGTGTATAGCACACAATCTAGTATTTAATTTTTTGGTATACAACCCAACAAACAATAACAGTAATTTAAACATTTATATGTAATATACTCAAATGTTTAATAATTTTACTAATATATATTTAAAATAATAAATAAATTTCAAGTATATACCAACGCTTCTCAAAAGTGAATTAAATATAAATATTTTTATAATAATTATTTAAATTATTATATATAATAAGTTAAATGGATTATTATATAACTACATTTTGCTATGGTCCGAAATTTTCTCCAGTAAAAAATGTATGGTACGAAAGGATAAATAAAAAATGTACAAATTGTAAAATCATAATATTCAATAATGCTCAAATTTTAAATGGTTTATCGTTTGAACGAACGTATAGAGGATATTTTTGGGCAATACGATTTAAACATAATTTAGATTTGTTGTGTAAAACTAATAAACCAATTGTAATGTGTGATTTAGATGTTATAGTTGAAAAAGATATACAACCTCTAGTAGAATTACCCTTTGATATAATTATATCCACAGAAATTGGTGGTTCAAAATCATATCCAAAAGAGTGTAGTGAAAAACTAGGATTTGGAGTATGTTGTGGATTCATGATACTAAAACCTAGTGCTAGAAAAATAATGTTAGATATATTTAAAAATATGGAAAATAAAAAGTATAAAACTTATGATGATCAAGTAAATATAATGAATTATATAGTTAACAGTAAATATTATGTGAAAGAAGAAAAATGTATATTAGATGGACTAGAATTTAAAAATAAAATAATAGAAATAGATGACATAAAAATTTGTGTTTTAGATTTTGAAATAATAACGAGGAATCCAGTATTTACAAAAGAACAATTTGCAAACCATATAAATATCGATAATATTGGTGGTGTCAGTAATTTTATAAAATATTTTTATGAACCATTAGAAAGTCTACCATTAACGTGTAGATGTGGTAAGAGTCGTTTAGGTGATAATAGTATATGTAAGCATATAGAAATGAGAAATAATAAGTAATTTATCAAGTGGTTTAGACAAACAAGTAAAACCAAAATTTACACGCTCTGCGAAGATCAACCCTTTTGATTTTTGTTGGTTCATGAAAAGGTCTTATTTTAATATACCAAAATGTTTGAATGATTCACATAAAAGAATTAATTTGAAATAGTTGCGATGCTTGTTGCGATGCTTGGCGCAATATTTGCATCATCTAGAGTTTTAGTAAGCTTATCTTTATAATCGTCCAACTTACTATCTCGTCGGTACTTGATATAATCATATGGACTAGACCAAATATAATGGGCTATACCTGCTTTGAAATATTCTAATGATGTAGGTATGAGTATAACCCTAATCAACTTGGAAAAATGTACTTTTTTACATTTTTTACTGTTAATTGGATTATTAATTAGTTTGTCAATTTTATCATTTATCATACTAAGATAAATAGTATATTTATTTACTTTTATCTAGTTTACTTTATATTTATTATAATTTTACATGTTATAATAAATATTTGTTGTTTTGTATTGGGATGTTTTGTTAGGTTATTTTGTATTTGTTTGATGCCTATGTATTATTCATTTTTATAATTGTCTTTTGTGCCAGGATTCTTGTATTTCTGTAGTTACGTCTACTCTGAAATGTCTAGAAAAATCCTCTGGAGTTAAATAATAAAAACTGTTCGATTCATTTTTTGCTTTGATTTTGCCAGTAGCAATAGCGACCTTGAAATATTTTTTTTCATTCGTTGTTCCTACTCTATCATTAAAAAACACACCTGTTACCGCGTCACGTAATCTAGCACCTGGGTCATTATAATTGTTGTATATCTTGAATAATTGCTTTCTCATTTTACTGTTCGGTTTTTTTACCGTATTTACAAATTTACTACATCCTGGGTCATAGTTGTCGTTTACATCAAACTTGACGATGTCATTTTCGATTGTTGGATTGTATCTATCGTCGTAATATGCCATTTGTACACCCTGTTATTTGATAATTTATAATAACATTATCTCTTTAAATACGTTTATAAAGACTTTTCATATATGATTTTCTACTTTCTTTTCGGTATTAGTATTAGTATTTCTAGTTGCTTTATTGTTGATCCTTTCCTTCATAAGTTCTTTTATCAATTCTGATATTTTCTTCTCTAGATGACTAATCTTATTTTTCATATTAGCGTTCTCCAGAGATACCTCTTGCAATTGTAATGTTAATGTATCAATCGATTTTTGTTGAGGGTTATTTAACGTGTTTTGAATGTAATTTATTTTATTGGTCATATGATTTTGTTGCTGTTCAATCATCATCTTACGTCTGCGTTCTTCAATCTCTTGTGTTTGTTTTACAACATCGTGCTTGTTCTTTGGATCTCCAGGTTCATAGTTTTTCAATAACTGGTCTATATCTGTCATAAAAAACTGCAATACATCATCATCGTTAATAAAATGTTTGGGGTTTAATTTCGACTCGTTCAAATAAGGATTATTTGGTCCTTGATTCAGTAATCGTTTTTTATCGAATGAATTATGATCATGTGAAAAAACCAATATTGTTTTCATGGTATCTAACTGTGCAAAGGGAATCGTATATTCTTTCAAAAAATGTCTCTCCTCTGCAAGACACGCTGATTCGTCGTAAGAAGTAATTTCCAATAGTTTTTTTCTAAAGGCAAATGTTGCTGCTGTTGCATGTTTTTCACCGTATGGACCAACACGATACATTTTTGAGATATGTTTAAAGTATATATGCATTATACTACTGCCTGCACATAAAGCATTTGGGTTTCGTTGTAATACTTCTACTGCGTGAGTAATCCTTTCTGGTGGATAATAATCGTCGTCATCCATATAAACAATAATATCTCCTGAACACTTAGAATGCATTAAATTGCGTTTCTTTCCTAAGGATAACTTGTCGTCATACTTGAAGTATTTTACTTGCGGAATATCTTTTACTAGATCCTCTATTTTATCTGTACCGTCATCGACAATAATCCACTCTATTCTGTCCTTGGGATATGTCTGGCTATTAAAACACTTTATAGTGTAAGGAATAAAAGGTCTCCTGTTGAAAGTAGGAGTACAAATACTGATAAACGGCATTTGTGTAGTGTTAGTGTCATTTTTTGCAACCGATGATTGTTGTTTTGATGGTGGAGATGTTGTTTTTTTTGCATTTTTATTACCTTTACCTTTGGTTTTCCCCATTATATAACTAATCTTGTTAATTATTTATATAATATTACACATTTATTATTATTATTATTATTATTATTATTATTATTTATATGATTGGTGGTCTAGAATTGCCTGCAATATTTTGCAAATCACTATTTCTTTGTTCTTGCAATTTCTCAACTGTAAGGTCCTCAGATATTT